TCAAAATTATCATTGTCAATGATTAATGGAGTTATTACACTAAAACTCTGTGTTGAACTACTCCATTGGTTAATACCAAATGAGCTAGTTACTGGATTCACCCAGTAAGTGCCTGCTACTGGCGTACCTTCTGGAGCAGTAGTTGTAGGAACAAGTTGTCCTAGGTCAATATCAGCACGAACAACATAGGCTTTTGAACTAATACCTAATAAGCTGTATGCCGCTTGTAATCCATATTCGTTTAATTCGTCGCCGTTAATAGGATTGCTTGACGCATCTGTGTAAAAACGCGGTGTACCAAATGTATCGGTTAAGTTGCGTTGACTTGATAGCACATACACGTTACCAGCATTGGAACTTAAAGTACCCTGTGCTGTGCCTGTTGCGCTGGCGTTTTGTTTGTTCGCCGCGGTAGCAACGAAAATAACTGGAGTGCTGCCAGGGGCTGCCGGTGTGTAGAAACTCTCGTCTACTACCGTTACGCTTACGCCTGGGGAACCTAATACTGTAGCCATGTTTTAAATCTCCTTAATTGGATTACTTTGTTTTATTTAGCTGTATATTAGAAAAAAACCAGGGTAAATACCATGACAAAAGGGCACGAAAAGGGCGGGTATGAGAAATTTATGTAAGATATGTCGACAAAGACCAGTAGCAGTCAACTACTATAAAGAAGGAAGACCTTATTATAGGTCTAAGTGTGATCACTGTAGCCGAAGCCGTGAACAAGGAAACCCGTTATGGGCTCTAGCAGGCTATAAAAAGAAGAATGCCTGTGATAAATGTGGATTCAGTAGCAAACATATGGAACAGTTTGATGTGTTCCATATTGATGGAAATTTAATGAACAACAGCGTCTTGAATCTTAAGACGGTGTGTGCCAATTGTCAACGAGTCCTACATAAAGAGGGCGTTCGCTGGCGTCAAGGGGCCCTAACTCCGGACTTTTAATCAATGATCTAACCTGAGCATATAAATTGTCTATACTGCTGTCATTTTCTAAAACATGATCAAATTTGGTACCTACCCAAGCAGTCTCTGATGCATGTATACCTAGTTGTCTCATTCGATTTGAAGCAAGTGCCCAATTTATACAGTGGTCTCCGGCATTCATGTCTGCGGCATCTCGATACCAGTCAGGCTCTGGGCCACGCTTTACCCGAATAACAATACCGCCCGCATCGCGGATTGATTTAATTTCGTTAGGGAATCGACAATCACTGATAACAACATCGTCCTTGCTGTTGCGTAATTTGTTTTCAAGAGCAGAAATCCAAATATCATCATGAAAACCATTGCGACAAACTTCTGTGCCCCAATATTGTAATACCCAACGTGGGGTTAGGTGTGGCATGTCTAACCGTTCGGCCCACCAAGTGTCCACTTGTTCTCGCCATTCACGGGCAGAATTAGTTCGACCTTCTAACATAGTTCGATCCCAACCAAACACTTGTGCTACTGCGTCCTTTAAACTACCGGCAAAACTTTCTCTTCGAAAACCATGAAAATTTGTCAAATAGTCAGCAATAGTATCTTTACCTGACCCAATAAAACCACACACACCAATGATCATATAGTATCCCCCAGTTAATAATTTATTTTATTACAGAAATGTTAAACCAGTCAAGGATTTTTTTTCAGTAAATTTTCCAGGAAACAATAATCATCGTGATGATCGGTTTCAGTATCTACAATGAACTGTGTTGATGGATTGGTTAATTTGATCCAGTGTTCGTAATAATATCTGCCAGAATCGTTACCTGCTAGTGGATCTGGTAGTGTGCGTATATGACTTGCCTTGGACCACCAAAAATTACCGCTAACTGTATTATTTTCATCAGAGCGTAAATCTTTTACACCAACAAGATCACAATTTTCTAACATTTTAACGCAGGTGGGCCACTCAGTTACGCAGTAGTGGTTCAATATTTCCCGCCAACATGCTACCTGTGGAGTAGCACTGACAACACCCTTGGTATGTAGATATAAAAGATCAAAATCATCTGTTTGACTTTTATTCCATAGCAAGTGAAGTGTTTGCCCTTCAAATATATTAACTTCGCCGGTATCCCTGATATCTATAATATCAACCCACGGATATCGGACGCTGATATATTCTCTTAATTTGGAAATAAAGGTAACCGCAATGTTCTTGTTGCGGTCCAATCTAAATGGAATACCAGTCCCAGGAGAAATTTCTCCAAAATATTGAGGCATGGTTATAGCCATATTAACCTTTCGGGCTATGGTGTGTAATTTAGATTTTTGTATTAGTTGTAATTGCTGATCGATCCACCAATTCCACATGGTGTATCTAGTGTCGGCAGGAATAAAGACGTGGTAAAATATTTCAATGGGTTTCATTGAACTAGTATAGCATTAACCAGTAACCCATGTCAACGGTGTTCCGCCTTCTTTGTAGTTAATTAGATCCTGTTCTAGAATTTCTAATTCTGCTTTGCCTTCATTTTTAAGGGCAGTACCATTCAATTGAATGCCGCCCTGTGGGCTAGCAATAGTGGCAAATTTTTCACGAGCTTCGCCTAGTATAATCTTAGCGCTGGCCAAGGCAAAATCTTTAATCCATTGTCCAGCAAAATTATCTGCTAGAATATCAAAATCTGGACGATAGTTGTACATCCAAACTAATACTTCTTCTTCGGACTGTGGGCGTTGCGATATAGTAAGCACCTTGTTAGTTCTGTTGTAGGTGAAATTAATATCACTACCAAACATTTTACCAACTTGTTTTTGATAACTGGCAAACGCATAGTAAGTGGCCAATCCACCCATATTGGTTGATGCCAATAGGTATGTGTTAGAGTATGCCAAATTGAACGGCTCAAATAAACTACCGCCGTCACCGCCACCTGATCTACTACCAATACTACGTCTAAACAGTTGTCGAACTTCAGTTACTTCTTTAGGCATAGTATAGTCATTCTGGTTAACCTGAAGAGTCAGGAATCCAAAACTTTCTTCTTGAGCATTACTACTTCTTTGACGATATTTGGCAAGAGCTCGATCTATAGCAACATTGTAGTGCTTGGGATCTAGTTCTACATCAACCATCCCATCACCTAGGAAAGTCTTAATGTAATCTATAACTTGTTGGCGGGCGTTTTCATTTTCGTTCATGATAATATTTAGCCGTGTGCTAGCCATAAATACATTACTATGCCAATACTAAATTCATTTTTGACCAACAAGTACACTCGCTGGTATTATGCAATTGTTGCCAACGCACAGAGCAGAATAACCAGCGATTACACAGAAAAACATCATATTGTTCCTAAAAGTTTGGGCGGCAGCAATTCATCAGAGAATTTGGTAGCATTGACTGCCCGTGAGCACTTTGTTTGCCATTGGCTGTTAACTAAGATGGTTGACCATAAAAAACATAGATATCAAATGTGGAATGCCTTTAGTTGCATGTTATATAGAGAAAATCCCAGACAAGAAAGATACAAAGTTACTTCAAAAATTTTTGAAAATATCAAAAAAGAAGGTGCAAAAGTTAAAAGTATTAAATTTAGCGGTGATAACAATCCAATGTTTGGTAAAACACATTCAGAAGACGCCAAAGCTAAAATTCGAAAAACACACGTTGGACGAAAGAAAACTGACCAGGAACGTAGAAATATCAGCTTGTCTAGTTTAGGGAAACCTAAGACAGATTCCCATAAAATGTCATTAAAAAAATCTTGGGCTAACAATAAAGAAAATCGATCCGGTGTAAATCATCCAGGGTACGGAAAAGAATTAGATTCTAACCGTAAAGAAAAAATAAGACAAGGTGTATTAAACATGCCATTACACACTTGTGAACACTGTGGTAAAATCACTACCAAAGGTAATTACAAAAGATGGCACAGTGATAATTGCAAGGTTGTCAAAGGAGAATTAAAATTCCTCGTCTAAGTTTATACAAACCCGAAAAGGGCAATGATTTTAGATTCCTTGATAGAATTATCAATGAAGAATTCCAAGTTGGCGGGACTGATGTATTTGTTCACAAATATCTAGGACCTGTAAATCCAGCAGAGGGGACTGCTACCCCAGCAGTTCCAGATACTAGTGCTAATCCTATTCCTGAATTAAGTATCCAAGATGTGCTTTTAATGGAAAATAGAGATAGAAACTATGCTCCTGACATTTATGTTATCCGAGGGATCTACACCATGCAGGATTTAGATTTTAATCTAAGTCAGTTTGGTATGTTTTTAAGTAACGATAATATTTTTATCATGTTTCACCTACGCGGCACTGTAGATGCGCTATCTAGAAAAATCATGCCTGGCGATGTTATTGAATTACCTCACTTAAAAGACGAGTATGGACTAGACGAATCGTTGGTGGCCTTAAAAAGATTTTATGTTGTTCAAGATGTTACTCGTCCAGCGGCTGGATATAGCCCTACATGGTACCCGCACTTACTACGTGCTAAATGTGTACCTCTAGTAGATAGTCAAGAATACAAACAAATCTTTGATCAAGATGCTGGTAATGGAGACGGCAGCACATTACGAGACTTGCTGAGTACATATCAACAAAGTGTTGATATTAACAATCAAATTATTGCCCAAGCAACATTAGATGCGCCACAAAGTGGATTTGACACTACTCCCTTGTACATTGTACCTCTTACAGATGCTGGGTTATTAGATGTTGCCGATGCGTCAACAATGGATCAAGATGCTAGTATTGAACAGCCTGCCTATGATGCCAGTATTGTGCTACATAGTCCTAGCAAGATTGAATATGTTTCATATCCCAACGGCGGTGGCACGCAACCTCCTGATGGAGCACCATTTAGCGCTGGTATTGAATTTCCAGGCGGAGCAGTGGTGGGTCAGTTCTTTTTAAGAACAGACTACTTGCCAAATGTACTTTATAGATTTGATGGTAAACATTGGATACAATGGCAAAAAGATGTTAGAATGACCATGAACAATTTTAGTACTAGTGATGTTGCGCCAGGTACAGTGTTTGCTGGACAACAGGTTAGACTAACAGAAAAAACTGGATTCATTAATAATACTGCTACCATAACACTGAATGATGGATTAACATACCCACAGCGTCAGCCATTGAGTAAAGTATTAAAACCTAAAGCGGATCTCTAAAATGCAACATTTTTATGACGGCCAACTGCGCCGATATATCACACAATTTATTCGACTGATGAGTAATTTCAGTTATAAAGATGCTACGGGTAAAATTACACAGATACCGGTGCGTTACGGCGACCTAAGTAGACAGGTAGGTCAGATACTGAGAAAGAACAGTGAAAATACAGTGCCCAGCGCACCTTTAATTGCCTGCTACATCAAGGATATGAAGTATGATCGCACTAGACTACAGGATCCAACATTTGTTAGCACAGTCAATCTTCAACAACGTGCTCTTGATGCCAATGGGAATTTGCTAAACACTCAAGGCAATAATTATACTGTGGAAAGAATCATGCCCAGTCCCTACAAGGTAACTTTCGCCGCAGATATTTGGACCAGCAACACTGATCAAAAATTCCAAATAATTGAACAAATTGCCATGGTGTTCAATCCTAGTTTGAATTTACAAACCACTGATAATTATGTAGACTGGACCAGTCTTATCACATTGACCTTGACTGATCAAGGTAATTGGTCCAGCAGACAAATTCCTCAAGGACTAGAACAAGACATAGATATATCATCTTTGGTTTTTGAAAGCCCTATATGGATTTCACCTCCAGCCAATGTCACACAACTAAACATTGTTACACAGATTATTTCTAATGTATTTGATGATACACAGGGATTAATATCTGGATTAGAAGCAGGTTATGGTGCTCAAATATTTGGCACCCCAGACGTCAGTGTGGTCGTTACACCAACTGATTATAACTTGCTGGTTTTAGATGGTGTTGCTACTTTGCAGGCCAACACATTTACTAATTTAGACATAAATGCCAATCAGCCGCCAATTTCTTGGAACGCAGTATTAGGCTTGTATCCAGGAAAATTTACAGCAGGGTTGAGCCAACTAAGATTAAAGAAACCCAACGGTTTAGAAATTGTGGCATTCATGACTCTAAGTCCAACAGATGAAACAAAGATGATATTAAATTTTGATGCAGCCACAATACCTGAAAATACCATTATTGATGGAAGAGGTTCAGTGGATGCTGTTATTAATCCAGATACATTTAACCCCAGTGTCAAAGTAGCAGGCACTAGATATCTAATTTTAGAGGACATACACTCTGTGCCTGTGATAGGCCCGTCAGCATGGTTAAACAGTGATGGGTCAGGATTTGTTGCCCATGCCAATGACATTATACAGTGGAATGGATCATCATGGAGTGTTATATTCAATTCTGTAGGCAACAATACCGTAACATACATAACTAATGCTTATACGGGTATACAATACATGTGGAACGGCACCGAATGGGGCAAGAGTTACGATGGTGTATACGATAAGGCATCATGGCGGTTAATCCTTTAAATCAAATTATTTGTAGTGGCGGACTATTCCTTGCCGAGGACACCAAAAGGTTTCTATTACTGTTAAGAAATCAAGGTAAAACATCTGGTACTTGGGGACTAGTTGGTGGCAAAAAAGAACCCACTGATGTCACTGCTGTTGATGCGCTACATAGAGAAATACTGGAAGAAGTGGGTAAACCACCTAAAATAAAAAAAATAGTTCCACTAGAATTATTTGTGTCCAGCGATGATAATTTTCAATACAATACCTATGTGTTGATTGTTGAAAAAGAGTTTATTCCTGTACTAAATGACGAACATACTAGCTATGCTTGGTGTAGTTACAGTGCGTGGCCCAAACCCTTGCACTCGGGGGTAAAAAACAGTCTCAACAATCGAGTGGTCAAAGCCAAATTAGAATTGCTTTTGGACTTAATTTAATTTATAATTAACTATGAAAAAAAGAATGTTAATAATTGGTGTGGGTTCGGCTGGTATTTTGACACTGAGCCAAATGCTAGAAGGATTAGGCAACGATTGGGAAATACATTCTGTACATGATCCAAAAATACCAATCTTAGGGGTTGGCGAAGCAACTAGTACTCTTGCTCCCAATGCTCTTTTTAAAGGCACAGATTTTATCATTGCCAGGGACAGCCATCATTTAGATGCCACAGTAAAATTCAGTGTCAAATATTCAAATTGGCGTGAGCATAGTTTTCATAGTTGGTTAATCCCCCAGGCCTATGCGTTGCATTTTGATAATACACGTCTTAAAGATTTTGCCTTCATGAGGTTTAAAGAAAAGTATCCTACTAGATTTGTTATTCATGAAGGTACTGTGGATTATTTTAAAAACACTGAAAGATCTGTTGAAGTTTCCATCAATAATCAAATAAGTCAATACGATTATGTTATTGACTGTGGTGGGTTCCCCAAAGACTATAAGGGGTATACCATGATTGATCTACCGCTGAACAGCGCACTGGTCACTGCTATACAAAAGCCTGGAGATTGGAACTACACCCATCATTGGGCACACAAACATGGATGGATGTTTGGCATCCCACTTCAATCTAGGCAAGGTTGGGGATATATGTACAACAGCGACATAACATCCAAGAATGATGCTATTGAAGACGTTTGTGATATTTTACAATTAGATCCTGAAGAAACTAATTTTAGAGAGTACGCATTCAATCCTTATTATGCCACTGATAATTTGATAGATGGTAGAATATTAAAAAATGGCAATAGATTTATGTTCTTTGAACCCATGGAAGCTATGTCAATGGAATATTACACTAGCCTAAACATGAGATATCTATTGATGATTAATGGCAAAGTATCCAAAAAAGCCTTGATAAAATACACTAGAGAAGATATGGAATCATTGATTATGTTTTATCGATTCATATATCACGGTGGGTCTACTTATGATACCAAATTTTGGCAAACAACCAAAGAAAAAACATCTTATTATTTAAAGAACACACCCCAATTTCAAACAGCCGTCGATTACTACAAAAATAATTATGAAGATTTAAAAAGACAAGGCGGTAATATGATCATTGCGCCATTTGATGTCTATGTATGGCGAATATTTGATCGAGAATTAGGATATAATTATTTTGACAAATAAAAAAGCCCCAATGAATGGGGCTTTTTAGTTTTCAGTCAATCACTGATTAGTTAACAACTTTGCTACCCAATGGACCTTGAGGAGCATCAGCATTTGGGGCCATGCCCATTGCGCCACCTTGTTGTTGAACTTGTGGTTGTGCCTGACGAGCTAGTTCGTCGATTACACGACGGCTTAGTTTGTGAGGCATTTCATCCAAACCTTGGATGATAATGTTAAATGTGTTGATGTCAACACTTAATTCGATCATTTGATCATTCATACCTTTTTCTCCTTATTTTGCAAAATAGGTAACAATACTTATACTTTAGGATTGGCCAGATTTAATATCTTGAGTTATCAAACTGGAGGAGGAGCAACTGTAGATGTACTTGCCCATGGCAATGTTGGTTCAGCAGTAGCGTTAACTTTTTCATCTAAGGCTTTAAAAATTTGCTCTTGGATGTGTTCGGCATAGCTGCCAACTACTATATCTTTAACCCAACCCAACACCGTATCTTCATCTAAATCACTGAATTGAATGAACGGATCTGGAGATCCAATGCTGGTAAATGGTGTTGCTCCGCGGAAACTGCCTTCATTTCCGTGTTGATCAGTAGCAGTCAAGGTCCATTGAGCGTGAATTACAGAATTGGTATTAGTCCCTTCTGTGCGAGTTTTTAAAGTTACTACAGACCAGCTGTAGGTAACAGTGCCAGTTGACCCATTGGAAAAGGTCATTACTGTTGATGATGGAATATCAGTTGCCATTATTTGTCTCCTAAAGATATGTTGGCTTATTATTGTTTATTTATGTAGATGTAGTTATGTTGGTAACTGTGTTTGTAGCACTGGTTGCCGCAGCCAAAGCTGCCGCTGCCGCCAAGGCAATTGCCGCCTGTTCTTGGGCAGTATCCGCAAAAAATATACCCCAAACAGCTTGAGTTACAGTGGATTCACTGGAAATATCACTATTTGCTTTCAATCTATTTGATACTATCTGTGTTGTTGTAACATTGGTGTCAGAATCCGTATAACTAACTAGACTATCTACAAAAAATACATCTTCTTTTTCAGCAACCAAGCCTATGGTGGGCTGTGTTGATGCAGCGTGAAATCTAATACCTACCACTTCTGAAGTTTTAGTAATTGCCATTTGTTAGTTTCCTTTAAGCATATTTAACTCGGCTCGAAGATCATTGACTTCTTTCTTTAAATCTTTGATTGCTTCAATGAAAAGTCCCGCCAAGTTACCATAATTGACCCCGTATCTATCAGTATTTTTAGAGTATGAAACTGCTTCTGGAACTATGCTCATTATTTCTTGTGCGATCACACCCAACTCTCTAGCATTTAGAGTACTAGTGTATCCTGATTCTTCGCCCTCTGGTCGATCAGTTCTGTTGTAGTATACCCCGCGAAGTTGTGTAACTTTTCCTAGAGCATTATCAATTGTGATAATATTTTCTTTACTACGAGCATCAGAATAAGCATACACGTTACTGGTGGCATATACTGTACCGTTGACAAATAACGCATAGCTACTATTATTACCGCCGTTAATACCCACAGTGGCATTACTAGGTTGTCCATAGATTGCCCAGCCGCCGTTGGCATTATAGATACCCCATGTACCACCATTACCCATGAATGTGGTATTACCAGAGCTAATATTGTAGCCCGCCCAGCCGTTTAATCCACTACCGTATGTGGAAGTACATCCATAACTTCCATAGCCGTTGACTGATACTAGCCCATAACCATAACTTTGGAAGTACAGTCCAGTCTGTCCCTGTGGTCTAAACCAGTTGTCTGCCAAAACATAACTTAACTGGCTAGTGCTATTTGGGTCAATATAATAACCACTGTTATTATTATCGTAACCAATGGTAAAATAGATACTACCATAGCTGTTATAGCCCGTATAGTTGCCACTGTTTAAGTAGTAGACCCAACCACTCCAGTTGCCGTTACTAACGTTACGCTGTGCCAGTCTATTAGCGTTATCTTCCCAACCCCATGCTACCTGTGTGCCCCAATAGCCGCCGCCGTTGGTATGACGATAGTTGGTATTGAACCACCATGTATTGCCTGGGTTGGCTGTACCGCCTGGAATATCTCCCACATAGCTATAGCGTTCAGCAGTAGTGTTGTAGAAATCACTATAGTAGTTACCACTACCGCCATAGTATCCTGCAATCTGTGCTCCGCTGGTAGTTGGTCCACCCAAGGCGTTGGCATTAATATAATTTAATCTGCTAGTACCGTTAGGGTCGCAGTAGTAGCTACTATCATTGGTGTCATACATGATAGTGGCATATATCTGATTGCTACTATAGATATAGTTGGCGGCCTGTATGAGGTAGAACTGACTGGTACTACGTGGCTGCATATAGTAGCCAGTATTATTAATATCGTAGTAGATGTTGGCACGAATTTGGTTGTCAATGGCAAAGTTAGTACCGCTGGCATACATCCAGCTGTTACCATAGTTAGGACCATCTAGATCCAATACTGTGGCATTACCACGTAGTCGCAGACCATAGTAGCTGGCCACCTGTACCATACCAGCGCCAATCCAACCACCCACATTGCTTTGACCTATACCGTACCATGGAGCGCCGTTGATCCTATCACCCTGGCTACTAGCAAAGCGTACACCAATAGCGGCATATATTGAATACATGTAGCTGTCACCGGCTGGTTGTACGTAATAGCTTGTGTTGTTGTAGTCATAGTGGGCACCGTACATGAATAAACTACTTTGTATACGCACGTTGTCATCACCACCTCCAATCCACATCATTCTTGTACCAGTGGCTATGTTCCAGAAACTGGTGCCAGAGTCATAAGCATGGTGACTGTAGTGTCTTATACCAGTATAAAACTGGATGTATAAGGGCTGTGTCCAACCACCCGTGGGTTTGAAGATCGCGTAGTTGGTGTCGTTGCCGTTATAGCCCAAGCCCACCAAGTTGTAGGTACTGATGGAGCCTTCGTCTGAGTAACCTAGATATATACCCATAGCACCACTGCGTGTAGATAGATAACTTAATACAGATTGTCCGCTGGCCTTTAGGTAATATCCAGTGTTGGCATAGTCGTAATAGTAACCACTTACGTAGTGACTTCCGTTAGTATATGAACTGCCACCGTTCTGCATGCTGTTGGCAATACTGAGATATCCGTTGGAACTGGCATTTAGACCCAAGGGATTCCAACCAGTGGCACTATCACCAGCAAACAAACTTCCGTCTACTTGGACAGACAGTTGCCCAGGACCAGATGAGAACGTAAATAGTTGACTTCCAGAACCGCCGTTATATCCAATACCAGTTACAGAGTTATTCCCACCTACACCGCCGCCCCATTGGTTACCAAAGTAGAAGTTACCACCGCCACCGTTGCTACTGGCTGGGATAAAGTTACCCTGCATATATAACGTATTGAAGTTTGAAGTACCAGCTGGAGAACAATAATATCCACTATTGTTATAATCATAGAATACACCGTGGAATACGTTGTTGTTAAAGTAGAATGGAGCACTGTTAGAGTAAATGTGTGCGTAGCTACCGTTAGCAGGACCAAATTCAATCCAACCGTAGGGAGTATTGTGTCTCCAACCCCAGTCACCACCAGCAAAATAGTAACCACTGTTACCGTAGTCGATACTGCTTAAACGGCTACGGCTATTAGGATCTACAAAATAAGTACTATCGTTGGCATCGTAGAAAATAGGACTTGTTGTACTAGTACCAGCATACAATCTACCGTTGAAGTAGGCTTCACCGTTGTTGGTAATACTGGCCACGTTGGCGTTTGTAGTTGCGTTGTAGAATACCCAAGCACGACCACTGGTATCCATACTAAAGTATGTACCATAGCCATCTGACTGATAGCCGTGTAGACCGTTTAAATATGGACCGTATTTGAAAGCCATGTAACTAGTACTTGCGCCAGCACTGGTCCAGAAGCTAATACCGCCTTGATAACGACTACTATTGTTACCGTTAGGGTTGGTTACAATATCGTTATAGTTATAATGAGTAACAGTGTACAATACGTTAAGGTTACTAGTACCCCTGGGAACAACATAATAACCGGTGTTATTGTTATCGTAAATTGTACCGTTAGCGTAAATTGTACCCATTAAGTAAACAGGACCATTACGATAGTAGTTTAAGTATATACTATAACTACTACTTAAACTTTCTAAGTGTAGGTTACCACTGGTAGCCGCAATCTGCGCATAACTACCGTCAATACCATTTCCACCAATCAATAAGTATTGTCCCCACGAACTGTTTGGACCAAACTGCCAACGGCCGTTGCTGTTTACACTACCAGAGTTAATGTTTAGGGCATTTAAGTAACTTGTACTGCTTGGGATTAGATAGTAACCAGTATTATTCCAATCATAGAATATAGGACTTCTGAAACTGTTGCTATACATAGCGCCAGCAAACCCTGTATTTTGTCCAGACATGTAAAAATACATGCTACCGTAGTTTGTGGCCAATGTTGGAGTATTGCCTGTTAATGGACTCATCCAAATGTAAGCACTGGCGTTGTTGTCCTGGATCTGTAGCGCACTGGTCCATGCGCCCGGATATGATCCCAAATTCAACAGAGGAGTATTACTACGTTTAATGGTCAATGTTTGACCCATTGAACTACTACTACCAGTCACACTGCTACCATTTGGTGTATTAATAACCATGGAAGTTTGACGGTTTACACGTAAAACTTTCCATCCTGAAATATAGCATCCACCGCTACTACTATAGTTAAACAAGGCCTGCGGTGTCCAATATTTGGCACCGGGTTTAAATTGTCCAGTACTACCACCAAATCCAGTTATGTAACCATACCATTTTGTCCAGGTTGTGCTTGTACCGTTACCAGCAAATACCCAATAACCATAACTACCAGGGTTACCACCTAGATTACCAAAACTTTCGTTGTAATCAATACTACCCATGTAGTGATATGGACTACCACTAGTACTTTTAATCCAAACTTCCATGTAGAATATGTCATCTACGTTGTCAATTGGAATCATCGGGAAGCCGCTACCGTAGGTATTAGATGCCACGTTAACACTGACAGGAATATTAATTGCGTATCCGCCAGGTGCTGTACTGTCTGCTACCCAGCTGATACTGCTACTACCAAAATACGTTTGAAGTTCAGTGTTGTCCCAGGTTGGATCAAGACTCCATACTAGATCACCATCACTGTGATAGCTTACTGGGTATGCTTCGCCGGTGTTGTATCTGTTGTGTCTCTTTAAGAACTCGTATGTGTATAACTGGTTAAGGTTGCTGGTACCACTGGGTTTTAGATAATAAGCAGAGTTAGAGTTATCATACAATGTACCAGTCAGGTAGGCATTGTTTGTGCTCAATATTAATGGTTGATAACTGCCATTGCCTGTGATAAATGTAGTATAGTTACCAGTTGACTGCATAACCATGCCGGCGTTACTTGCTCCGTAACCACCATTATTATTACTCCAAGCCAAATAGCCTCTAGTGGTGCCTTGTGTGGCAAATAGAATTTCTGGATATGTAACAGCATCAATGATAATACCATCTTCAGTATTACCTGTATAGATATGTAATTTATGTGTGGGATTGGTTTGATTGATACCTACGTTACCAATGCTACCGCTACGGCCGCTCCATGTCATTACATCGTTGGTCCAGCCAGCCGCATACAACATGTCAATGCTGGTACTTAAACCATTACCATAGTCCACACTGGCAAATCTACTACCATAGCTCCAACCACTACCGTCCGTGTTTTGTGCGCCTGCTTGAATAATACTACTACTACCGCGGATCCAATTGCCGCTTGTACCAGGTGTTATGCCAGGTACATTTTTGTAGCTGGTTGGTACAGCCAATCCGCTGCCATTAACCTGTAGTACTGTGGATGCTTGTAAGTATCCAGCAAAATAACCAATGTTTAGGTTACTGGTGCCACTGGGTTTTAGATAGTAGGCGGCATTTTGGTAATCATACATTGTACCGTAGACATAGCTGTTGCCTGTGGACACATACAAACTGCCAGTGGGAATAGTCACGTTGGGTGTTGTGCTAATTTGGAAAGCATCAGTGCCGTTAGAACGAATGGCAAAGGCACCGCCGTTGGTTCCGCTAGGATAAACTAATTGTGTAAATTGCCCAGCAATACTACCACTACCGCTGGTGTCTGCTGCCATGGCAATACTAACATAACTGTCAGCACTACTACGAACCAATCGCATGTTTTCATTATAACTTGAACCAGAAGTTGGACCAAACTGTACAGTGCCACCAAAGTTAGCGGCATTTAACACAGAAGTTCCACTAGGCACTACATAATAACCATTGTTATTACTATCGTAAAATCTTGGGCCATAAAAGTTTTGCGGGAATGTTACGTTACCGCTGTTATTAGCAGTTAAAAATGTAGCGTTTACAGCAACTAATTTAATAGATGACCCTACTGCTAAATCATTGTTAAAATAAAAGTTACTGCTATTGGCATTTAAAACCATGTTGCCTGAACTATCAACACGCTGAGTTCCTAGTAAAGAACCATTGTAAGTCCAAACAATGTGTGACTGACTGCCTGTAGGGTTATCTAATCTTAGTTGTGCATTACCTACGTTGGCATAGGTAGAAATAACAGTGCTGTTATTAAAACTAATATCTAACTGACCAGTAATTGTGCCGCCAGAAGTACCAATAGCATAGCTACCCACGTTACCGCTGGTTAACACAGCATAAGCAGTACCACCTTTGACCCAAACAGGGCTGTTAGGATAACCACTAGTTCCACCGTTGTATAAGTAAACGCCGCTGGGGGTGCCACCAATATAAATGCCGTATGTGGGATTGTAACCTAAGGTATCTGTGCTGGCCGCAGTGCTTAAAATTGTTCCAGTGGCTGCGTTAAGATTTAGATAATAAGCAGAGTTGCTGGATGAATAAAATGTAGGAGCACGGAAACTGGTGTTGGCATAAACGTTGCCACTAAGATCAGTGTAAAAATATATGCTATTTCTTGTGGCATTAATACCGCCAGTTGTGCCACCAAACCATAAATTATTGCTAGTATCAATACCTATACCCATACCAACAGTACCCTGACGTGTTAGTCCGTAGTATGAATAATTTGAAGCAGTGCCACGAGTAACAGCAATCAAACCATAAGGATCATGTGTGCTAGTTTCAGTGCCTAAAGCACTAATTGCCTGTACGTGGCTAGTACCTGCTGATGTAATGTAATAAGCCCCACTACCTAGGGTATCATAATACACTGGCGCATACATGGCGGTGCTAGCACCAGCAGTACCTGTCACAGTAAGTGTGTAAGACCCCGATGTGGCTGTGCTACCAATTGCCACTTTTTGCGTAGCAGTATCAGTAATAGCCATCGCAGGGTTACCTGTGGTATTACCTAAAAATCCCAGTATACCAGTAGTACCATTATTGAATACCTGTAGTGTTATCGAAGCACTATTACTGGCATCTGCTCCTACAAAGTTAATTGTGGATGGCGTTGTAGCAGATGCGCCTTTATTGGGGGTTATTACAATGTCTTTATCGGTCAGTGCCATTTGTTAATTCCATATTGTCTTATATTTACCATAAAGTTAAACTTGTGGTTTTTGGATTTCAACTACCAGTTTTTCAACATCACAGCGTTCGCCAAACACTGTGTAGAAGCAGTCTACAGTTTTACCAAACAAGTTATCATTACCTATGATAATCACATTGTCTTTAATTTCTTCAACATATAATTTTTGATGTTTGCCTATAGGAGTCAAGTTTACAGTAATCGAGTCAGGATCGACTAATTTAGTCCAGTAATCTGGAAGTTCAATCCTATTGCCCTTTAGTCTACCACGTACATAAACACCGTTTTCTGGTCCTTCTAAACTACCATAACGTAGATCGTATCCTGGACGTGTTGGATGTTCAATTACGAAAGATTTGGTTGAAGCCGCAAAACTGCCAACAACCTGTAGTGTGTAACTTCCAGGAGTGGCTGTACCAATTAATACGCCACCGCCATAGGGCTGTAGTTGTATACTACCCGCATTGCTACCAGACTGTACAGATTGTAGTTGATAGTTGCCAGCTGACAATCTTCTCACATACATTTCATCACTGCTACTTGCGCCAACAGCAATAGAAGGACTGCTACCTGCGCCCGCATCATAGACTGTTAGAGCCGCTGTACCACCAGTAGTATATGGACTAGTTGTTCCTAGAGTTAATTGTCCAGTACTAGTTAGACGTAAAACTTCAGTATTGCCATTGGTCCAATGATGAGCAGTAGCATAATATGTTAAATCAAAGTATGCCGATGTGGTTCTATTATAGGCCTGTACAAATCCGCCGCTGTTAATACCACTGGTTGGGCTGATTTCTATACCAGCGGCACCAGCATTAGACACCACTAACTGATAACTTGGGTTAGTTATGCCCAATCCCAAATAGCCACTACTATTAAGGAACATAAAGGTAGATGCGCCATTACCCCATGCCTGCGTGCCTGCGTTAGGATATCGTTCGTGCCAAGTTAAACTTGTAGCAGGAGTGGTAAACGAAGCATCGACCCAAACTCCATGAGTAATTTTTTCTGTTGTCCAATCTGTACCAGCACTGGCTCTAGTACGCCATTCTTGAAAGTACACATTGTTGCTAGTACCGCCACTTGCTTGCGTTGACAATACTGGAGTATAATTTCCAGCAGTGCCACCTAATGCTTGAGTAGCATATACATTCAGTGGCGAAACAAGATTGCTTGTACCAATGCCTATATAACCTGTACTTGGGTTAATGACATGGGTGCTGGTAGTATACACCGACTGTGCTGATGGACTTGCGTTATTAGCACTAACAAATGTTAGATAATTAGTTGCGTTAGTAGCATTGGCTTGAGTTTGAACTTGGCTAACACCACCACTAAATGCGCCAACGAATGTTGTAGCAGTAACAATGCTACTGAAATAACCACCACCTTGAACACTTAGTTTTGCGCCTTGTTGTGGTGCTGTCCAGTTAGCACTGATTTGTAGATTACCGCTGGTATCCAAATTCATCACAGTGCCACCAGATATCTGTGTCTGCATACCTAACCCAGTGGTAACGTCAACGTAGGCAATACCGCCGCTAACACCCATACTCATACGGTTACCAGCACTGCCAGATTGTCGTGTGTACAATGGACCGTAGACATCTAATACTGCTCCGCCATAAACGTCAGTGTCAGCAGGAGCACTAGTACCCATACCAAACTTATTACCAGTTGGGATATATACCATTCCGCTTGGACCATTGGCTTCTAATGTTGCCGAACCAGTTGATGTGTTAGCGAATACCATGTACTGCGGTGTTGCGCCACTGGAAACTTGTGTCAAGTTAACTGTTGAAACGCTGATTGTGTTCCAAGAAGGAGATGCGTTGCCGTTACTCATTAGGTACTGACCAGCACTACCATAAGCAGATGCGCTTGATCCAAACGCAAATGCGCCGTTAGTGGTAATTGTAGCCACTACTGAGTTATTGGCATAGAATTGATGTCCAACCCCTGCGCCTGCTTGATGAACTAGATAACCCGATTGATAATAAGCATAGCCTGTGGATGTGGTACCCCATTGGAAAACAAGGCCACCAGAATAACTAGATCCCGACCCATTGCCGTACAATGTCAACCAATTGGCTCCTGAGCCACCGCTGATCGCAGAACCTCCACCTATTACCATGTTGTTAGTAACGGTGGTAATACCAGTAATATAGGCAGGGCCATTTACACTGAGCAGTGCCCCTTGTTGTTGAGCATAACTGGTGGATGTTGGAGACATTGTGATGCCACCCACAGCATTAATATTGAAAGCCGCACCACTATATTGGACAAATCCGCCACTGCCGTTGTCTTTTATGTATTGACCGTTAGCAAAGTTTATTGGTGTGGGCTGGGTGAGACTCACAGTACCGCCCACACTCAATGTTCCTGTCACTGTTAATGTGGTTCCATTCCATGTTAAATTATTATTGCCGCTCAATAGGCCGCCTGTACCAGCATAAGTGACTTGGTTAGCTGACAACCCTGTATCAGTGATATTGGCTGCTTTTAATCCGGTGGCTGCGCTGCCACCAACTACCCAGTTGGCACTGCCATCATACAGGAAACTTGCGTAAGGTGTACTAGTAGACCCTACTTGAATACCGCTATTGGCAGCTGTGGCTGCGCTAGCACTGCTGGTACTGAATGTCAACGTGGCATCGCCTGTGGCCAAGTTTGTTTTGTTAATATATGTTTGCTGTCCATCAATATACAAATCACCAGCAATATAAATGCTGTTTGTGGCAGCATTATATGAAAGGTTTGTTGTAGCGTAAGCAGTCTGATTACTGCCAATAGTTCCAACCATTACAGGGTACAGAGTATTAGATGCTGTACTTGTAGCATTAATAATATTGCTTGGACCAGCACTACCGCTATATCCAATACTGCCAGTATAACCTTGCGGTCCTTGTGGACCTACTGATCCAGTGTATCCAACTGAACCCCAATAACCCATAGATCCAGCAAATCCTTGTGGTCCTTGTGGACCAACTGATCCAGTATAACCCTGTGGTCCTTGCGGTCCTTGCGGTCCGACACTACCAGTATAACCTTGCGGGCCTTGTGGTCCTTGTGGACCAACTGATCCAGTGTAACCTTGTGGCCCCTGTGGACCAACTGATCCAGTGTAACCTTGTGGCCCCTGTGGACCAACTGATCCAGTGTAACCTTGTGGCCCCTGTGGACCAACTGATCCAGTGTAACCTTGTG